GATTTTTTATAGCAGAAAACATCGGAAGCCCTCCGGTCCCGAACCTTGTCGGATCTCCTTCTCCAAAAAAGTCTTTTCTTGGGTTATTTAAAACTTTTGCCAAGGTTGGAAAATTTTCCTTATTTATTCCAAATCCGTATTCCGGATACATACTCGCCGCGATATTGCCACCAGGCATATTGGAAAATATTTCCCCGGCCATTCTTCCTCCAGCATTAACAGTTCCCTTGATTTTGTCTCCCTCTTTTTGATATTCGCCGTAGGCTTCGACCATAGCATTGATCGGATCAAAAGAAACATCCGAGCCGCGGATCTCTTTCGCGACCTGATTCATAATGAAGCTGGCCACCGAGAATTCAAGAAGCTTTTTTGCCATAACCAATTTTCTCGGATCATTTTTGGCCAAATCCCGAAGCGCATACCATTGGTTGGCCACTTCCAATTGAAATGGCGCTACCATTTGGACTATTTTTGATTTTTGAGCGATAGGAACTTCTCCGATTCCGCGACCGGCCACCATTTTCCTTGTCCAGTCATCGGCATATTTTACCGGATCCGCAACTCCTTCAGATAATGCTTTCCTATAGTGAGAATTCCAAATAAATCTTGTTCCAACCTTGTCTCCAACTCCAGTCATCCACACCGCAAATTTCTTCGTATTATTCAAAATACCCTCATCAAATTTATCGAAAGCATTAAAATATCTTTCTCGGATAAAAGAAGATTTATTTATAGGCGCATCCTTTCTAAAAATGTCTGCCAAACTATCTCCGAATCCCTTAGCTGAATTCCTCGCTCCCGCGCTGGCGAATCCTTGCGGAATATTGAAAAATTGAGCCACTGAACTGGAAAGATTTCCCAAAACGGCATTCGCCTTGAATCGACTGTTTGCCCAATTGATAATACTCAGTGCTTTCCTGCCCATAAGCCCCTCCTGGAAAGGCCTATCGACTGGGTTGGTTTTTCCTGCCAAATCTCTTGAATAATTTTTGATGAATGTAAGGAAATTGTTTTCCTGATTTTCAGAACCTTCCGCCAAGGCTTTCGGCTCCATTTTTCCTAAAATATTCTCTTTGTTTTTTGCAGTTTTATTTTTTATGAATTGTTTGACTTTTTCATAGTTGCTGATACCGGCCAACTCCTTGCTCATCCAGTCAGACTGATTCTCGCTCATGCCGTGATCGGTAAGTATTTTTTGAATCTTTGCCGGATCGGTTGAATCTGTGATTTGCTGAAGCGGATCCATTTTTTGCGATAACTCCTCTGCCAATCCCCTGGTTTCATGAAAGAAGCTCCCGGCTGGCAATCCCTGTTTCGCCTCGTCATCAATGCCTTTGAATTTCTGGATGAAAGGATCGATGTGCTTGGCATAACCGTGATTTTTCAAATAATCTTCGAACCCAGCGACCGCGTCATATTCCGTTTTATCTCCCTTTCTTCTTTGTGCGAAAGACAACCATTTAGTTTTGGGATTAGTCACATCAGAAGAAGCCGCCAATGCCGGGTCTATGCTGGACGGTCCCTCAAACATATTTTTTAGTCCTGCAAAGCCTTCATTGTCTTTGAAGTGGCGATAATAATCTTTTCTGAAAGGAATTATTTTCGAACTCTCCGGATATAATGGATGGGTCGGAAAGTTTTCTTCCCTGACCTTATTCAAATCCGCAAGAAGCGTTTCATATTTATTTCTGAACCATTTGTCAGCCTCAATAACATTCTGCCATTTTTTAGGCTCTGTCTTTTGAAGCTGCGACAAAACAACCTGTCTTTTTTGCTCAGGCAATTCTTCCAATTTTTTCGCTACCAGTGTTCTCCAGTCTCCTTTGGCGGTTTTTTCTGCTAAACTTTTAAGCTCTGTAAAATTTATTTGCTGTTTTATAGCGTCCGGAATATCCGATTCTTCCAATGGCCTAATAAATTTATTTTCTCCCCATTTCTGAACATACTCAGACATCTTACTTCCTTTTGTTATCCCCAACTTTTTAACAATGTTTTCATGAAGCTCATTGGCCAATTGATCCTGCTCGATGAATAAGTTTCCCTTGGCTTGATCAAACGGATCAAGAAGTTGACTCTTTATTTTTGGAAAATTCTTTCCGAACGCCACTTCAAAATTACGAAATACATCCCGGCCATAAGTCATCGCCGGATTGATATCTTTTAATTCAGCCGGATCAATGCCGTCCAAGAAATTAGTATCTAAATCGTGCTTGCGCTCATAATATTTTTTAAGCGACTGCCATGGAACACTTTTCTTTATAATCAAATCCATCCGATCGAAATCCATTTTTTGGATCTCGTTTTTCGGATATCCTAAATTTCCAAGTTTTATAATTCTTTCCGCCTGGTCTTTGCCTATGCGATCGATCTCAGCCTTTTTGTATCCCATACTGCGAAGCTGTGTCGGCTGACTTAAAAAATCTCTTACCGCTTGTGATCGTTCTACCTTTTTATCATATGCGGCTTGCTGGTATTTGTTGTAGCCACCTTCAGGCGCATCAAATGGAGTTTTTTTGGTCATTGCCATCTTTTTCTTGGCCACCGCCTCGCGCAAAGTCTTAAAATTGTCTGAGAATTCGTCACCTTTGAACGGAACATCTTCAGCTTGGCTTTTTACCCTATAAACTGGCTCGATTTTCCCTAAATTTGGCTTCTGTGGAGCTTTTACCTCACCAGGCGATACAAAGCCCTTTTCAGCCGTATTTAGCCCTTTGCGTTGATTTTCAAGCTGTTTCCCTACCAATTCCTTGGCTTTTTCAGTTTTAGCGGCAATCTTTTCATCAAGAGCCTTGGATGAAATAACTCTTGGCTTTCGCAAGTTCACATCTTCAATATTTAGCCCGGGCCGGGAAGTTAGAAGCTTGCCAGTTGCGCTTTGCGGGTTAAATGGCAGCTTGATCGTCTCTACAACTTTTCTGGCCGATTCCGGAATGTCTCGCATTTGAGGAACCCCTCCGGGAGCGAAAACTCCTGTCGGTTCCTGATCAAACTTTGTAACGATTCTTTTTGCATACGGATTCATCAAATTTTTAATATCTTTCCTTATGCTTCCCACTTCATGACCGGCCGCCGGAATTGCTCCACCCAGAACACCACCAGCAACTATGCCCATAGCTCCGCCCATTGCTCCTTGCTTCAGTGCGTTTTTACCTTGTTCTTTCAAGTTGTCTCCTTCTTGAAGTCCTGAGAGTGCTCCGGATGTTGCTCCATATGTCAATCCGTCTTTAGCACCAACCTTGGCTCCCTGCTTAAAAACAGTTCCCAGGGTAGCTTTTCCTGTCTTCTTTAATCCTTCTTTGGCCAGATTTTTCAAAATCGGCCCACCAGCAAAAAGCGAACCGATATCAACTCCGATATTGGCCGCTTCCGCACCCCTTTTAACAAGATATGATGGATTGGTATTTGTTTTTCCGTAATCTTTCAGTGTTACGCTGATAGTTTTTGACGGAATATTTGCGATTCCTTGAACGACTTCCGCTCCGAAACGGCCGACAGGATTTTTGACATTTTCCGCAAAATGAAATTTTGGAACATTTTCGGCCGCCGTTGAAAATCTGCGTAATCCCTGATCTACATTCTGCATCCATTGCGGAGCAGGTGAATTGAGAGTATTTTTGACTCCGCTTGCCATTGAACCCAAGCTTGAAGAAACCTTTTGCTCGATTGGCTCAAAGGTATCATGAATTTTCTTCTTTGCTTTTGTATATAAGTCAAAAAGTCCCATTTTTTGTTTTTGTTAAATCTTTTATTCCTCACCATCAATGTAGTATGGATTGCCGAGAATATCGGTCCCGACTCGTTTCTTTTGTTTCACTTTCGGATTATAAAAGCTTTCAGCATTCTCATCGGTTTCACCACCTGCAGGCATTTCCATATTTTCATCAAATACCGGAGTATCAAGTTCGGCCGGCTTATCGATTCCGATGCTGGAATTTGCCAATTCATCAGACTGACCATACATATCCGTTATGATCGCACTCAAAGTATCGCGATAACCCCTGGCAGCCGAATAAACGCTTTGGAGGCCACCGATAAGTTTGTTGAGGTTTTTATCTTGAAGAGCCTCAATATCTTTTTGTTTCCATTCTGGAACCTTGTCTTTGAGTTTTCTGAGTGTATCTCTTTCTTCCTCATATTCGGCAATCAGCTGTTTCTTGTTTCTCTCTTCCCAATCGTAGATATTTTTTCTTTGCAAATTGTATTCTTCAACAACATTCTTCTCGTTTTGATTTTCTTTGGAGATTTGATCGCCATATCCTGTCAGTGTTTCCGCTCTGTTTTTTCCGGCCGCTTTTGATATGGCTTTAGCCGCAGCCAAAGACGCCGAAGATCCAGCTGCGGATCCCAGGCTTATATTTGTATTGAAGATGCTACTGCGAACATCTTCAGCGAGATTCCTCAAATCCTTAGTTTGATTTTTAGCGATAAGTTCCCTATTTCCCTCGATTGCCTCCTTGCTTTTGTCCAACTTGTTTTGAGCCGATCCTAAATAAGCATCTCTGGCTTTTCCAAGACTCGTCCCGATGCTCTTGCCAAATGATTCGAGATATTTTTCAGTATCCTTGATGCTGTCAGATGTATCGTCCCAGTTTCCGGTCAAAGCGGATATGATGTTTTTTCTATTTTGATCTTCGATATTGCTTTGAGAAGCACCTGAACCTTTAATATCATTAAGACCTTTAACATTTTGTGAGGATCCTCCGTTTTGCAATTGTTGTTTTTCCTCATCCGAATTAGGATCTTGATATCCATTACCTTCATCAGCGCTGGCAACCGGCGTAACCTTCTTAATTGCAGCACCGAGAAATCCTCCTGGCGTTTGGAGTCCTTGCACAACTCTTCCTCCCAGGGTCGTTGCACCGCTTGCTAGATTTTTTAATCCTTGCCCTACTCCTGGTTTTCCGAATAACCGGGTTGATAGGGATTCTCCTGCTCTTCCTAATATTGGCATATTTTTTGATCAATTGTTTTCGCCAAATCGACTGGCGTAACTATTGACATTTTAGTTGATTATTGTATTATTATTTGTTAAATTAAACTCATGAATATTTATCTAAAACGAACTTTGCTTGTGATCGCTACCGTGGTAATCTTATTCTTTTCGGGAGTTGGATTTCTGAAAGCGTTCTTTTGGTACTTTGATAACAATGGCCAGTCACTGATTACTCCTGTTGAGGGTAAATCAATGGAACCTACTTATCACGATGGCCAGAATGTTTATGTCAATTTTCTTAAAAAAACTCCTACCGTAGGCGATGTAATTGTTTTTACATGCTTCTCTCAATGCACCTCTGACGAATCATCCAAAACACTTATTAAGCGCGTGACTCAAATAAATGAATCCGGACAATACTGGGTTGAGGGCGATAATAAAGAACGCTCTTTCGATTCTCGCAATTACGGATGGCTTTCATCTTCCGACATAGATATCTATGGCGTAGTGATCAAGTAATTTTTTAATTTACTTTTTATGAAAACCCAGAAATTGTTCTTAACGCTTTTTGCATTTCTTATAATTTCTTGGCCTTCATTTTCCTTGGCAACTTCCGGATGTTGTTCTTATCATGGCGGTGTTTCTCATTGCGATACTTCAACCGGTCGCCAAGTCTGCAATGATGGATCATATAGTCCTTCATGTACCTGCTCATATGTTCCACCAGTTAAAAAAACTACTCCCCCACCTGCTCCAAAAAATCCAATTGTTGCAGCTGATACAAAACTGGAATATTTTGTTACGAAAACATCTGACGATAATTTTTCCGTATCTCTTGATTGGTATTATCCTAATGAAACCGATGACAAAGATTGGAGCGTCCGACTCGACACCAAGGCGGTCGATCCCGGTCCTTTGGCCGACACACACAGGAGTAAGATAACTTTCTCCGATGTGAAGCCTGGAAACTACACATTGTCAGTAAAAGCTAAGATTTTAGGGGAATGGTCTGATTATGCATATTGGGATAACATCTATATTTCCGATGCAATAGCCAGAGATAAGGTGCCAACGGTAATAGAATACGCTTCCCAACAACCACTTCCCGAAACCAAGAATAAAACTGACGATGATTTTGCTGTTTTTGTTTTTCTTCTTTTTCTTGGAAGCGGATTAATCAATATCGTCCTTTTTATAACAACGATGGTATATCGCAATAAATCCAAGAAAATTCCGACACAATAATTTTCAATGAACTTTCCCTTCCCTGAGAAGCCTCGCACATGCGGGGCTTTTTCATGAAAGACAAATTATTTTTTTGCCTTGGCTTTCGGCTTTGCCTTGGCTTTCGGAGCTTCGACTTCCTCTTCAGAAGATTCCTCTTCTTCGATTTCTTCCTCCTCAACTTCTTCTTTCACCACTTCCTTTTTAGTTTTCTTTTCTGCTAAAATTTCCGAATATTTTTCAACCTCTGAAGCTGACAAATAACTTCGTCTGGCCCGAAGAAAAACCTTATCTTCTTCAGTAAGGGATCCAATCTCTTTCCCGAGGATTTTTCCTAACAATTTTTTTGATTCTTTATCCATAACTTTGTTCTTAAAATTTATTGATTATAATTCCTATCGACCTTTAGAAATTTTGTTAATTATTACTCCAGCCTTGCCTCCCGAAAGAGAGGCAAGAAAGAGCAACAACCCACTAATCAGCTATATCGAATGTAGCGTAAAGGTGAGCCAACGCTTTGCGGCGTTCGTCTGCAACCTTTGTTCCGAAAGCGAATAGTCCCTTCAAGATTTCACCGAAGTTCTTCTCAGGTTCTATGGATTTGATCGGAGAGATAAATCCATAACCGGCGGTGATACCAGCCGTATGACCTGCAAGACAGTGATAACCGTTCGTGTTATCCCCTTCGAAGTAATCGTTAGGAGCAATATAGATATTAAATCCATACGCTTTCTTAACGCGACCCTTCTGAACAGTCTCATCATTAACCTCCTTGATGGAAGGATTAAATTGAGAAGCCGTCAAAAGACTCTCTTCGGCATCGGCAGGAAGCAAGCAAAACCTGTTTCCATCGTCAGGAATACCAGCATTGGTCAACTTAGTCTTGAGTTTGATCAAGTAAGAAGCAATGTTGGTGCTATCAACGGCAACCTTTGTGTTAGCCTGGATCTCATAAGCCGCACCGGCAGAAATTACTCCGCCATCGTAAGCTGAAGCCTCATCATCACTATCATTTTCAATGACAATGGCTGTTGCGGATGTGTAGGTCTTAACACGGTAATACTTAGAATGACCAGCCGCTTTGAATGATTTTCCAACCATTGCAGCGGTGAAAACTGTCGTAGTACCGGTAACATTACCGTCAACATCAATCGCAACCGTTCCGGTATCATATATAGTTCCAACATGATTGCCGGCAGCAGCATCAGCCCAAGATTTAAGAACATAGCTGTCCATAAGTTTCTTGAGCGAATCCCCTACCTGCTGAATAAGAGTAGATTTGGGATTATCAACCTGACTCTTAAATTGAGAGATGTCTTTAATAAGGTCTCCCAAAGCCTTAGTCTGATCGATTGTCAAATCAGACATGGATTCCTTAACTTCGCTGACATCAATGTCAGTTCCGTCATAATCCTGCCACCCATTCGAGAACAGGGTAGGAATCCTAAATTTTTGTCCTTTGTCTTTGATGTCCTGGGTCGTTTTCGGGTCGGTATTACCTACGGTGAAGAAATCACGGTTTGTAATATCATCGAAGAACGATCGGGCATAAAAGATTTTCAGCGCCTTTGAAACGAGTTTCACGGCAACTGAAGTTCCGAAATTTTCCATATCGTTTTTTTTGTTTTAAATGAATTATCCTGCACTATTCAGGCAATTCTCCACTTCTCATGATTTCCATGTATCGAGCCGGGTCCTTGGCCTGGATTTCCGCTAATTCTTCCCATGTGAGCTTTTTTTGGGTTTCGACATGATCTGTCGAAGCGCTGACCGCTCCCGAAAGAGCTTTCTGCTTTTCAATCTCATCGTCCTGCTTCTTTTCTTCTTTTGCGACCGAGATTGAATCCGTAACAAGTTTATAAGCTTCTGAAGTCTTCATGCCGCGCTTGACTAAGTTTTCAACGGCAGTAGCCAGCTTCACATTATATTCTTGTTTTCGCTCATCAAGTTCCGGATGGGCGTCAACCGTCTTCACAAGATCTTCTGCCCATTCGCGCTGTTCGATTTCGCCTCGCATTTCTGCAAGTCGGCGATTGGCTTCGGCTTCAACAATGGCCTCGTGATCCTCTTCTGATAAATCAACGCTGCTTTCGTCATTGTTTCCGCCTTCCCGAAGATTTTTCACTTCGGCCAGAAGTCTATGCAAAGCTTTTTTCTTTTCTCCTACCGGGTATCTCTGTATTTCACGAGCTACCTGTTCGAAGTCGGGCATTTCCCCTTCTTCGCCTCGGAGCAGTCTGGCTTGGAGATAGAGCTTAGCGATTCTTCGGTCAAGTCTCTCGGGCTGTGGCTCGTCGGACTCTTGCGAAGTTTCCTCGGTTTTATCCTCGGAATTTTCTCCCTCCTTTTTTTCCGGAACTTCTTCCTCTTTTTTGTCAGGATTTGTCGCATCCTTTTTGTCATCGGGGTTCTCCTTTGTTTCCTCGGGAGCTGGAAGATTATGTTCCCCCATGACCTGCTTTATTTTCTCGTCCACCTGATCCGTCTCTTTCGCGGACGACTCGTTTTCGGTGGTTACGGGAGCAGTTTTTGCGGATTCCTGTACGCCGGAATCAGTTGCGTTTTTTTGTTCTTCTGTCATTTTTATTCTTTCCTTCAAAATTCCGTCATACGAAACTTGAAGGAATTGTTACCACTTACGATGGGTAGCCTCGAATTGCAATTCGGGTTCTGCTTTCACAGAAATGCCCGAGTTTGCCCCTCTCCGACATTCCTGCCAACAATGCTCGGCTTAGTTTTGGATTCGCTGTTTAAGATGCGAATATCGACCTCCCAAAACTAGGCTAAACATTGTTGTCTTCGTTTTTTTCCTCTTGTTTTTCTTTTTCTTCTTTTTCAATTCTCTTGGCCGCTTTTGTGGATTCGACTGTTCCAATAATTCCTCTCAATGCCTTCAGTGTGAAAAATCTCGCGTCTCCAATAGATCCTCTCACCTCAAGCGGAGTTTCATTGGAAAAATCAACCGGCTCCAAAAGTTCCGCAATCATGCTTTCCACAAGTCCCTTGAGAACATCCCAGCCTTTGGACTCGGCCATAGCAGCCAAAGCCTTGTCGTCTTTTTCCATATCGCGATCCTTAAGGCGTTCCTCGAGTCTTTGATGTAATTTTTTTATTTCTTCAGTCAACATATTTTTTAATTTATATTTGAGATCCGTTTACACTGCCCAAAGCCGCTGCAGCCTCGGCCATTTTCATTTCCTCCGAATTTGGCGAGATTTGTTCTCCACCAGCTTCATCAACTGAAACCGTAGCCCCTTCATCTCCGATTCCCTCAACTGATTCCGGGTCCTGTTCGGTTATGATAATTTTGTCGCTGTCCATAATTCCCTGATCCACAATGATTCTCTTGAAAGCTTCGCCGAAATCAATTCTCTGTCCCCTCGCCGCCAAGTCTTTCTGAATCTGCGGATTTTCCGAATAGAGTTTCAAAAGTGCCATCAATTTTTGACCAGTGTCGTCTTTTCTGACTGCCATCGAACCGGAATCGATAATGAAGCGATAACTTCCTTTGACATCTTCGTTTTTGACAGTCACCGAACCTTTTGCAAATCCACTACCTAGAAGTTTTCCAAAATCCTCGTTCGGATATTCTTCTTTGATTCGCTGAATCGAATTGCCGAGCAATTTGAACGCGAAAGGTTTCACTCCCTTCATTGCGATCATGTCGGCCATAATTGTGTATGTCCTTTCGATGAATTGCTCCATCATGAATGTGTCCCAGGCATCGCGCGCACCCTGCCTTTCTCCCTGCTGTTTCAAAGCTTCCGGAGTCTTGCCTAATCCCGGATCAACGCTTGCGGCAACTGATGTATCACCGGAAGCTCCAAGCGAAAACAGATTGCCTTTCAAAATCTGGTAGGTCGATTGAAATGTCTGTAGCCCTTGCGGATTGACATTTTGCATTTCAATCGCGCTCATATTGCCATTTTTGACGAACCACTTGGCTTTCGGCTGTCGGACAATAGAAGAAAGAACCACCTGCTCCGGATCCATCTTGGCCGGAGGATTCATGGAAATATCCACGCCGTCCAAATACATTCTGAACAATGAATCAATGGATTTTTGAGTCATTTCGCCTCGATCAAAATCAGTCAGACTGGCCAGCTGATCCATGCGCGGATATTGAAGTTTCAATGAAATCGGAATGCAAGGATAATATTTCTTTTCATCCACCAAAAGCTTGTCGTTCTTTTCAAAAGGAGCATAAACCGCCCAGTCTCCGTTGGAAGAAAATCTGTGCCTCAAAGTGATTCCGGTTTTTGTTTTTCCTCGCTCTTTTGTCGATCGCTCATCTTCCGGAGTGCCTTGGCCTTCTCCGGCCAGTTTTATAACCTCATCGATGTTTTTCCAGACATTCTGTTTTGGATCCGCTTTCTTTCTTGATTCCAGCCACGCCTTTGATACTTCCGTATCGATAAAGCACCAGTCCATATCTTCAATGGCTGTCTTGCCTGGCTGCGGTCTGAACCTGCGCGGATGAATAACCACCATATCCGGTCCGGCATATTTGTCAGTCACCTTCCATTCGATATAAACCGGAATGTACGGAAACACCCGGGAATACATATCAACCATCCTGTGCTTCAAAAGCAGCGGCCCGCCAGAAACTGCGTTCGGAATGACATAATGCTCGAACAAAAGATTCATAAGCATATTGGATCCGGTCAGTCCGTTAAAATTGTAAAAGCGACCGGTTGGCAGTTGCGCCATTACCCGGCAAGATCCATCAATAGCCAAAGTCGTCAGCTCTCCGGTAGAGAGTACTGACTTCGTTTTTTCTCCTGGATTCTTGTATCTGCCAAAAAACAAATCCTCCCGGTCGTTCCAGTTGAATTCTCCATCGCGAATCTCTTTGTGTGCCGTATCGGCCTTTGAATACTGCTCCGATATTTCATCCAAAAGAGATTTTTCGTCTTGTTCAATTTTTTTTGTGTCTTCTTCCATTTGTTATTTTCTAAACAGGCATAAGCCTGTTTTTCCAAAATATTCAATTTTGTTTTTATGTTCCGCGCGTTTAGAAAATAAAAAAGCTCTTAGCATAGAAGCCAAGAGCTTTGTGAGATACAAAAAAACAACCTCTTGCAAGGTTGCGTCGTTTTATCCCAGTGACGCAAAAACTCCTATGCCCTCGGTTTACCTGCTCACCATAAAGGCGCAAAACCGGGAAAATAGAAGTTTATCGTCAGCTGTTTTCGCGTTTTCTCTCGCGATAGTTGCAGAGATAAAGAAATCTACACTATCAGGATAACAAAAATACGAATCTTGTCAAGTGGTCTGTTTTTACTGGATTATTTAGCCTTTTTTAACAATTATCCACAACAGGAAATTCCAAATAAATTTCGGACAAAATCTAGGCTTCGGCTTAAGATACTCATCAATGTTGAAATTAGCTTCAAATTGCTGAAATATCCTGTTGGCATTTTGCCTTGAATATTTTCTGATTTTCTTCAATTCTTTTGCTCTTCCCATTTTATTTATGTTTTAAAAATTAAAATCTTATTCCATTTGCCTCGTAATCATCCTGCTTGTAATTCTCATATTTCGAATAATCCGATGTGACTGATTTTGCTGGCTGACAGATTTGATACATCTGCCAAGCGATAGCCAATGCCATCACAAGATCGTCATGCGCTCCGACTTCTGCTGTGCCTTTCCAGCTGCTAGAAGTTTGCACCACAATAAACGAAAGCATTTCATTGATAGTCTGCCGATCATAGATTCTCAAAACCTGTTTTTCAATTGCATCCTTGAGTTCCTGAAGCATCTTCGGCCGAGTGCCTGTCGTAGTATTCCAGCCAAGAAGATTCGGCTCATTGTTTTCCACACTGCCGAATTTCGGCATTTTGAAAACCTCATACTTTCCGCTGAGATTAAGTCCAGCAACCCGGTCCATCAAGAACGCACCTCCGTTGTTTCTTTCCAGTGCGACTACCGGCTTTACCTCAGTAATGTTATATACACGCTCCAGAACGCGCACAAGCTCGGGAATGAAGTCGGATGTAGTCACCTTGCTTTGAAACACCAAAGGAACATCAATTTTGGTCTTTGACAGCGCCTGACAGACAGTATAATCGCCACCGCCGGAAGCCGTGTCCACTGAGAACAAAAGGAATTCGCCTTTTTCAATTGTTCGATATTGTCGCCAGTTCATTTTGATTAATGTAATTGCTTATAAATATATTCCTGCGTTTCTTTAATAGCGTTTTTATTTTCCATAATTAGTTTTTTAAATCTTTCACCATCTTCGGTAAGCCATGATCCCCTCGGCGATGTTCCATATTCTGCCAAATCCAACGCCACAAGTTCCGATAGAATAGCCCAATATCCCGCCAAAACCTGTCTCGTAAATTTATCTTCCTCGGCCCAACCATAATGGTCAAAACCAAATTCAAATATCTGCTTCAGAAAACTATTCAAATACACCTCAAATTCTCCATAAAACAACCATCGCGATCGGTTGAATATTTCCTCCATAAATTCTAAATCTTCTTGTTTCATTGTTTTGCTTTTAATTTTCTTATTGAAAATGATTTAATTTCTATGATCGGAACCTTGCCAGCCTTTTCCAAAATTACAAACTTCTGTTTTTTATCTTTGAATTTATCCTCGAAACTGTCACCATTCTTCAGCCGAATAAAAACTGTCTTGCCTTTGAATGTTGAAGTATGCGGCATTCTCATGCGAATTGAAAGCTTATTGGATCTTGAGTCTTTTTCAACATCTCTCCCAATGCGGCAGTATCGAAATAGCAATCTCCGGATGTCAGGAAAGCTTCCTCCGGCGTTCTTGGATATTCCTGCATGAACAATCGATCTCCCAATTCAATCCGCTTTTTATCTAAAAATGCCTGGGCATATTCCCACTCCGGGCCATAAAACAAAGCTCTGTATCCGTTTTCGCCCAGCATTGCCTTGTCCCAGAATTCCTTAAACTCTCCATATCCATTGGCCGTGGTCTCAAAGATGATCGGAGTATCATGGACAACCGCCTGAACAACTCCGGAAAGCAAATCCTGCATATTCGGGCAGAATGCCACCTCGGTAATGTGCAGAAATGTGATGTCGTCTCCGCGTCCGAAGCTTCCGGATTTAGCTGTTCCGATGCGAAGCGTGTTGATGAATCGATTGCCGGTCTCCTCATCGATTCCCTCATAGACCATTTCGTTTTTGGTATTGTATTTGAGCGGAAGCCTTTCTCCGTTCTTCGCCTCGAACGATCTGAGAAAATGCTTTGCGCGCTCCAACTGCTTGCCTGATGCACTGGCGTCAAACGACATCGAAACGCACCGCTCATTTTTGCCGAAGATGAATTTGAGAACAGCAATCGCCAGAGCCACCGAAGAAAATCCCATCTTGCGCGCTTTCAAAACGACAAGATTCAGATTTGGAATCTGCTCGATAAAATGACTTTGGGCTTTATTGAGAACGAATGGAACTTCTTCTTTGTTTTTGTCGATGATCGTGAATTCGTTTTCAATTGCGCGGCGATAGCCTTCTGGATTGAATGACATATTAGTTGAGTGATTTAAGAAATTGATAATGCTCCCACTCTTTTCTTGAAATTTTTTCTGGCTTCCTCAAAATAGACCAGCCTATTGGCAATAAATTCTTCAGATAATAGTCGTAAACTTCCTTTGAGAATTCGTGCAGCTTACCATTGCACATAAAAATTGCATCTGTATAATATTCTTCCATTTGTTTAGATTCCATAGTCTTTTTTCTTTTTATTAATTGTGTTATTTATTTGAATTGCGACATTGGTTCCGTTGCTTTTTCCAAACTCAGAAGGTAGCTTTTTCTCGAGCCACCACTGACCGGTTGCCGGGTTAGTTTTCATACTCTCAACAACCACCTTCCGAGCCTGCAAATTAGGCAGCTGTTTCAACTGCTCTTTTCGCTCCAAAAACTTTTCATTTTCTTTTTGATAATTGTATAGTGTTGATTCTGAAATATCCGCAAAAGCACAAGCCTCGGCATCCGTGCAACCATAACCGAAAGCTATCTCAAGTTTGTGTAGCTTTTCTTTGTTGATTACTGGCGGTCTTCCGGTCAAAAATTTGCCTGTTTTTGGATTCAAAACTTGGCCTTTTTTGTTTTTCTTCGGACGGCCGACTTTGACAACCACCGGAACCTTTTTTGTTTTTATATTTTTCTTTTTTTTCATGCTATTGAACGATGATGTGATATCCATCACCTTTACGGATAACTGAGTATTTTCCCGATATGTTTGATTTCCGGTAGACATGCCTTATAATCCCCCTCAAAATAAATCTGATTATTTTTTGTTTCATGTCTTTGTTTTTGTTTTTTATTCAGGCTTATAATCTTTTGCAAAAAATTCAGCTTCTTCGAGAAATTTATTAACATCTTTCCTTGCAAATCTTAATTTCATTTTCCCAGCGCTATCAATATCCTCAACTATCGCAAACTCATCAAAATAATCGCCGCTCTCGCTTTCCCACGCCTGCTCTACAAGAATTGTGTCGCCTATTTTTATATTGTTTGGGTTTACATTTTCCATAAATCTATTTTTAATGGTTAATTATTTTCCAATACCTTCTAACCTGATCGCGATCGCTCTCTTTCTCTTTTTCGCTCAATGCATCGTACGGAGTCTCAATCTGCCTTTCCCACTGTTTAACGAAAAAGCTCGGAATAGTCAGACTTCCATTTGGATTTCTGTCACAAAGGCTATGCAGATATTTTTGCCAATCAGCCCAGCGTTGATGCTCAATATCAGCCAATTCTTCGAATAAATCGGTGTGTTTTCTTTCTATAAACTCTCTGTGTGCTAACGGATTACTAGGATTCGCTTTTTCGATAATCATTTTTTTATTATTAATAATTTATTTATTTCAGCTCATGCCCTAGGCTATCCGCACATTGGCATGAACTGAAGAAATAAACTAAGCTTCTGCCTCAGTAAAATCAAGATAATATTTTTTACCTACGATAAAATCTACTTCTGAATTCTTTACGGTTATTTCAACTTTCCCGGATGGGGTTGTAGCGAAAAATTTCTCATTTTCTTCGCTTCCACTGGTAACTGGCGCAAATTCGTAAGTGATCGCCCAGCTTGTAATTTTTTTTGAAGTACATTCAAATTTTGCTCTAACCATAGTTTTTTACATTACACTCGCTTGATAAAAAATTATAATTCAACTCTTCGCCTGAGACTTTGCAATCTTTCGATCGCATTTCCTATTGCTTCGTTACCTTCTCTTATCTTGTTTGCAACAGGAACCAAACCCTCTCTTGGAACGCTGGCGCTATCTTTTTCCGGGCCAACCTCTCTAAGAACCGGTGAAATTCTATCACCGAGAGATGAAATGACACTGTGCAGCTCTCCCAATAATTGTTCTTGCGAATTGAGCTGTTGTTCAACTTCTCCTTCTTTTTTCACTTTTTCTTCACCACTCTACTTTCTTAGCCTTTTTGCCTGTATATTTTTCCCATCGCTTAATAATCACATCCACATACTTCGGATCCAGCTCCATTGAGAAACATCGCCTTTTCATCTGCTCGCAAGCCATCATAGTTGATCCGGATCCGCCAAAGACATCCAAAACGATATCCCCATCCAAACTGTTCCGTTTCAAAGCCTTCTCGGCCAGTCTGATCGGCTTCTGCGTAGGATGGACATATGTCAGAACTGAATCGCGCTTCTCATACCAGACATCCAGCATTTCCCCGAAATTCTCATAATCCAACAAAATCATATCTGTGTAATTCGTAATCGCTTTGTTGACTTGGTGCTTCTTGCCTTTTTTCCATCCGACCATGCACGGTTCATAACAGCGGTGATAATCTTGTCCCATACTCAGCACCATCGAATTCTTGAGCCAAATGATGATCTGCGACATATGCCATTTGGCATTTTTGAAAGCCTCCGGGTTGATGTGATTATTCACATTGGCAAACCACCAGTAGATCGTCGTTTCATCAGCCGAAAACTTATAGAGATTTTCAAGAACTTTCGTGTAAAAATCCAGGCAATCGTTATCTGACAAATTATCATTGAAAATCTTTCCGCCGATCCCTCCGTATTTCTTCGAGTTATAGCTCAAATTGGACGGAGATTTATAATCGACATTGTAAGGTGGATCCGTGAAAATAAGCCTGGCCTGTTCTCCTCCCAATAATTTCTCAAAATCCTTTTCACTCGTTGAATCTCCGCACATCAGCCGATGCTCTCCGAGCTGGTACAAATCGCCTCTTTTAGCTTTCGGATTTTTGATCTTGTCATATTCCTCCTGAGCATCAAATCCGTCCTCTTCCATATCCCGAATCAAATCGACTGAGAACCCGGTAAGCGTCACATCCAATCCTTTCAGATGAATCTCCCTCAACTCCTCCATCAAAACCTCTTTTATCCAGGGCGACTCGTTCGTCTTGTTATCAGCAATGCGGAACTGTCTGATCTGATCCTCATTGAGATAATCATTGAGAATCGCCGGGACAAACATTTCTCCTGGCTTGGAATACAGAGCGCCGATCTTCACTTCCTCATATCCCAATCTCTTGGCCGCTTCAATCCGAGCATGACCGCTGACAATAACATGATCCTTGTCGATGATCATCGGGAAAGTGAAACCAAAAGCTTCGATATCCTTCATCAGAATCTTTATCTGATGTTCCGGATGCTTCTTGGCATTCTTCGCGTAAGGTTTTATTTCGGAAATATTCATCTTAATTTACTTTTTTAAATTTAACGCTCCACACAGGAATATATTTATTTCCATCCTCGTCCTCTACTTCGACAGTCTTCCCGGCCATAAGTTCATTGATGGCCACATCGGAAAGCATCTCGTTCTTGCTTTTTATCTCGCGCTTGATTTCATCAAGCTTGTCCTCGTTGAGTCCGACCTCTCCAGCCACTGACAGCTCAAGCACTTTCTTCTTGCTGTTTAATTCCTGAATGTCAGAGAGAAGCGTCTGATACGGCTGATTATTTTTCAGAGCGTATTTATAATCATCGAGAGTCTTTTTCTGCTCCATTTTTTTCTCGGCGATTTCGTCGTAGATTAGTTGCAGTTGCATTTTTTATTTGTTCCAATAAATCAGCAAATTCCGAAGCCGTGATGATTCCTTTTTGCTGAAGTATTAGGATAATTAGTTTTAAAACTTTTTTCATTTTTGGGAACTGATCATCTTGATTATTTTCTTTTTCGGATCTTCCCAAGCGGTCTCAAGCATGATCTCGACAATCAACTGCAATCTTCCTTCAGCGCTCAGCTCGGCATAATTATTCCGGATGGTTTTTTCCCAATCACTGACCATCCTGATATTCTTGTCATCCCAAGTCCTGCTCTCAACTTTCACCACTTCCCATCCGTGCCGCTTACATACCGGCTTCGTGTATTGCTCGCCGTTTCTGACCAAAACAAGCTCAAGCAAGATATCCAATATTTGAGCGGATTGCGTGAATTGGATATTTTCAAGAACGGCCAATATCTCCTTATCTTCTTTTTCTTTTTTTGCGGCTTCCTTGGCCTGTTCTTTTTTTCTTCGCTCCTTTTCCTCCGGAGTCTGCCGATAAGGCGTACTGTGGGTCTTTCCGTGCTTCTTGCATTCCGCGCTGGCGCATATCCAAATCTCCGTTCCCCGATCCGGTCCTTCGGCCACAATAGCTTTCTGCGCGTGATCGCAATGATCTTTTTTCTTGAAGCTCAACCCGGTGTAATCACCCTTACTCAACACTCCCTTGCTGACTCCGCCGTATTCTTTGCTTACTTTTGGCATATCCAATCCCTGCTCTTTGGCCAGGGCAATCTTGTAATCGATGTATCTGCCCATTTTCCGAGTCCAGCACTTGAGATCAGTGCAAGATCCCTCTTTTACACTCCCAAATAGACTGCTCCTGTTTGGAGGGCATTCCTGGCACTCTCCGACCGCTTCCATCGCCTTTTCGTCTTTCAGCCAAGGCTGAGAAGCCAGAGGATGATAAAATTCCGTCTCAATCCATTCCTTAAGCTCTTTGACGGTCGGCATTTCCCATCCATCGCTGATGTGCTTCAAAGCCGCGGCCTGATCGTTCGGCGAAAGCTTGGCAATCAAGACAGCATGACCATCCGTGAATTTTCCCTTGCGATATGCTCCGGCCACTTTTTCCGAGAGATTAGTCAGAAACAATCTTTGGCGGATATAGCTTTCCGATTTTCCGACCTTGGCGGCAATCGTCGCAATCTCGTATCTTGATTCTTCCACCAGCTGGCGATAGCTCTTTCCTTCCTCGATCGGATGAACATCTTCTCGCTGTAAATTTTCAATGATCTGAACCTCCTGCGCTTCGTCATCAGTCATATCCTCAACCCGGGCCGGGATCTCTTCTAATCCAACCATCTGCGCCGCTCTGAATCTTCTGTTACCAGCCACGATCTCAAACTTCTTATCACCTCCGCCAATCATTGGCCTGGCAATTACCGGAACCAAAACGCCTTTTTCCTTTACGCTTGCCACGAGATCATCGAACGCCTTCCCTTCGAAGTCATTCCCTCTTGGATTATTTTTTGATTCGTAAGCTTCCGAAATTTTGATTTGTTGAAGTTGCATGGTTTTATTCGTTTATATAAATTATTATCTTATCGCTTGGCATTTTCCTTTTTGCCAAAAGCGTCAATGATTCGATGACATCACCATTGTCATCCGTGAAGATTCCAGCCTTCACGATTCCGTCCAAAATAGGTTTTACAAAAAGATTGTCCGGATCCCGCCTGTTTCCATTTTTGAAATGAGCTTCGATTCTGACCGCCACCGGCTTCTTCATTTCCAAACTCAATCGTTTGAGATGAGCCTTTTTATATTGCTGATTCAAACAATTCCAGAAAAGAAGCTTCATCGATTCTCTTTCTGCCGCGCGCATCGCCCAATGGATAGCCCGGTTGAATTCGTTCCAGCTCGGACACTTATAATTTTGTATTTCTATTTTCATACCCAGTATTTATTAACTGTTTGAAGCGGCAGTCCCAAATCTTTCGCGGCTTCTCCGGAAGTCAGACCGTCTTCCTTAGCCTCCTTGATTTTCTTGATCGTTTTCCAATTTATTCTTTTAGTCTTTTCCGTCTTTACGACCTCTTCACTTTTCACCTTACTGGACTTCTCTTTGGATAATTCGACCACCGGAGTTGCGATCGTTATCGCCTCCTTTGGCTCGACCTCGATTATCCTGACCTTGAATCCTTCATTGACCAGTTGTTTGATTAGCTCGATCATTTTTTTGTTTTTATTAAAAATTAATTGATTACGCCATTGATCCTTCCGGAATGAGCGTCTGAATTCGCTCTTTTTCTTTTTGCTCCGCTTTGAATCTGCGATCCCAAAGTTCTTTCAACGCCCGATATTTCATATCGACCAAATGATATTTTTCCAAATTTTCAAAAACAACTGCCCCATACGGATATCTGGTCGAGTAGCGAAACAAAGCATTTTCATGCAAATATAATTCGAATCCTCTCAACACTCTTCCAAACAAATTTGATTCTCTTTTCAAATACGGTTCCAACTCTTTTTCAAACTCCTTGATTGTTTCAAGATCGGCCTGATTATCGATATAAAATCTTTCCCTTTGCTGGATGACTTTTGGTTTTTCGTTGTCGTACGATGCCATAAATTTATTTATAAAAAATTAATTAACTTTTTCACCGGTTACGAATTTATATAAAGTTTCCAAGGTGTAATCAGTCAGCCACTTTTCTTCAATTCCTTTTTTGATCCGCCTGAATCCGTTCTCTAGCTGGTCGCGATCGAACGGCACTAATCTCTTGGCCGGTCTAAGATATCGGTTTATGTATTCCGTCCATTGGCCCTGAGTCCTAAAATCCGGCTTAACCGTCTCTGCCCATTCTCCGATGATGTTAATGTGCTTCTGCGGACTCTTGGCGCACCACTCGATGAATTGCGATAGGTTCATCGGCAAATGGATCTTGCAATATTCCTTCCCATCCTCAACCTCTTTTTTGCATCCTTCGAATTTACAAAGAATTTTAGGAGGTGTCGCGGCGTCAGCCGCAATATCCCTTAATTGTGTTTCCTTAATCTGTGTATCCTTACAGTCTCTCTGGGAAACCCGGCTTTGACCCTGAGGGAAACCCGGGTCGGTGCCTGAGGGAAACCCGGCTCCGAGTTCCTCTCGTATACTCGGCTCTTGATTTCCGAGTGTCTGACAGATACTCGGCTTGTCTCTCCATTGGCTCTTATCAAGCAAGACATAGACATTATTTTTTTGCCTTTTTGTTTTTTCATCTTTCTCTTTGATCACTTCGATGATTCTCCACTCCTTAAGATTTGCCAGTCCTTTGAGAACTGATTTTTTACTGATTCCGTGCTGTTCCATAATCAGCTCTATACTTGGAAAACATTCCTGATTCTTTGAAGCGTGACGGCAAAGAGAATTATAAACAGCGGTCCCGAACACACCACAAAACTTGGCGTAACCATTGAGATATTCATCATCAATCGAATACTTTTCTTTCTGCCGTAAATCCCTGACCTTGAATATTTTATTTGTTATTGTTTTCGCCATTTGGTTTGATTTTAATTTTCGAAAGCTTTTTTATAACCTTATCCGCTTCTCCCATGGTCAGCTCGTCAATCGATTTAATCTCTCCGTTTTTTAGCATTTTCAGGTTCGGAACTTTTTCTATCAAAATTGAGATAAGCTTCTTTTGACCATCGGTGGCCGGATAATTTGGATTTATTATCCAATTTTTCATATTAAAAATATTTTTGGATAAGCTCTTCAACATAATCGACATACCACTGATTGGAATTATCAGCGATCAATCCGTTATGAGAGCGAATCATTTCCCGGCGTCCCATATTTTCATGCCTTTTCAGCCGGTCGATTGTCCATTGCGTTGATTTTTTAAGATCCATCCTGTCTTGATCGGAAATGCAATTCGGCCTGTTGCCATTCAGTTCGCAGACATTCAAGTGATAAATGTGATACCAGCCTTTTGAAAGTCCGCTATCTCCGACCATCACTTTTCCGCCTTTCGATTCCGTCATAATAATCGCCATCGGAATCCTCCAATCAAATCCGCTCTTATCGGAAATCTTTTTTACTGTCTCGGCCGTACTTTCCAAATCTTCAATATTCAATTTAAAAACTCCTGCGAGATCGGCTATCTTCTCGGCTTGGATAGCGGGAGAGGATTGCTCCTCTCCGCGAACCTCCTGGAAGGCTACTTTCTCAACTTCTTGATTCGAACCAGCGCTTTCCCTTGTGGTACTTGCCAGCGCGACCGAAGAATTGTTGAGAATCACTACCCGGCTATTGAAAATGTCCCGATACTCATACTTGACTGTCAGATAACAGAAAATGAATGACCCGGCGATTGCCGCTCCGACAATGAAGGCTACGAACCTTGATTTGTTCAGCCACTTGCGGAAAGCAATCCAGGGATTCACAATCGCCCAATTTAACAATCTCTTCCCCCAGTCTTTTAACTTGCTCATTTTGCTTTTTTGGCTTTTCACCCAAAAGCGCATTTTAATTTTTATTTTTGTTTTTCAGACAAATTTTTTGTCTTTCCCCCAGCCAAACCAATAAACCGGGGGCCGGAGCATTTAACCCCAGAAAAAGAAAGGAGGTGATCCTTTCCCCGCTTTTGGCGAGGGGAAAAACAAAAAAACCTAGTTTTTCAACTAGGTTTATAAGTTTCATTGCTCTCGCAGGTCGAGTGCTAATTTATATTGTTTTTGTCATATCGCTCGTCAAGTCCGAGTGCTAATGCATTATTTCTTACCTTTTTGAGGGAAATTTCTTTCAATGAAAAAAGCCGCTCAGACTGATCAATGTCAATCCAAGCGGCTCTCGAAACTTTATACATTACGGAAGGCAACCGAAGTTGCACTTCCTGATACACTTCTCCGCTTCATCCCCGGCGATGAGGTCGATGAGCGAAGATGCTTCTTCAATAGTCACAATCTCATTCACGGCGTGACAGAAAACCGTCTTGCCGGCGCTGGCAGGCTTTTTTACAGAACCGATGCCC